AGGAATCTGAGCCGGGAGCGCAGGCCGTTGCCCATGAACTGACCCGTCGCCAGCTGAAGGAAGCCGGAAACGACCTTGTGGAAGCACTCACGAAAATGAAGAATAGCGGCGCACAGACCATCCTTGACAGTACATCCAAGTCCAAGGCCGAACAGCTGATGAACGACCAACAGCTGGAAGCCTATCAGGATTTTCTGGCTGCAAAGGCATATCAGGCTTTCGCCATCAAGCGCCGTGACTCCAAGAACATCACCTCCACGCTGCGTGAGTCCCATCCTATTTTGGAAATCTCTCCGAGAGATTTGGATGCCGATCCCTTTGCGCTGTGTACGCCTGAAGCAACCTACGACCTGCGTAAAGGCATGGCCGGTGCAAGGGAACATTCGCCGGAGGACTTCATTACCAAAATCACCTCGGTATCTCCGAGCCAGAAAGGTCAGCAGATTTGGCTGGATTGCCTCGACCTGATTTTCCAAGGTGATCAGTCTCTGATTGACTATGTGCAGATGATCTGCGGTCTGGCTGCTATCGGTAAGGTTTATGTGGAAGCGCTGATTATTGCCTACGGCGATGGCCGTAATGGTAAGTCCACCTTCTGGAATGCGGTCTCCCGTGTGCTGGGCCTTTACAGCGGCAACATCTCTGCGGATACGCTGACTGTCGGCTGCCGCAGAAACATCAAGCCGGAAATGGCCGAGGTCAAAGGTAAGCGTCTGCTCATTGCAGCAGAAATGCAAGAAGGCTCCCGCCTGAACGACTCCACCGTCAAGCAGCTCTGCTCCACCGATGATGTGTTTGCAGAGAAAAAGTACAAGGACCCGTTCTCCTTCAAGCCTTGCCACACGCTGGTGCTATATACCAACCACCTGCCTCGTGTCAGCGCATCCGACGATGGTATCTGGCGTCGCCTTATCGTTATCCCGTTCAACGCCAAGATTACCGGCAAGAGCGACATCAAGAATTACGGCGAGTACCTGTTTGACAATGCCGGTGAAAGCATTCTGGCGTGGGTCATCGAAGGTGCCAAGAAGGTTATTGAACTGGACTACCAGATTCCGGTGCCGGAATGCGTCCAGAAGGCCATCGATGAATATCGCAGCCAGAACGACTGGTTTGGCCACTTCCTTGCCGACAAGTGCGAAGTGGATGACTCCTATAAGGAAAGCTCCTCGGCGCTGTATCAGGCATACCGCAACTACTCTCTGGACTGCAACGAGTATATCCGCAGCACGGCTGACTTCTACTTTGCGCTGGAGAAGGCTGGCTTTGAGCGAATCAAGGTCCACAACAAGCGCTACTTTAAGGGCCTGCGCCTGAGAGCAGAAAACGACGCTGAAGAAGATTTCCTGAACTGACAATACCGTAGGGGTAACCTCCATTAAGGTCATATACAAAAATTCTCTAAGGACTAAAAAAATCTGTTCTATAAAAAGTTTAGTAAATGACATAAAGGGAGGTTACCCACTCTACGAAAATTAACGCTGATGGAGGTAGCGATGTTAGAAAAAACAATAGAACGCAAGTTAACCGTGGCGGTCAAAAAGGCTGGAGGCATCGCTGTAAAGTTCGTGTCTCCGAGTTTCGACGGAATGCCCGACCGCCTTGTATTACTACCTGATGGCCTTATCGCTTTTGTGGAACTGAAGGCTCCCGGAAAGCGCCCACGCCCATTGCAGGAAGCACGACACAGGCTGCTTCGCTCCTTGGGATTCAAGGTCTATGTAATAGATAAACCAGAACAGATTGGAGGGATGCTGGATGAACTTCAAACCGCACGATTACCAGAGCTACGCAATTGAATATATCGAAAATCATCCTGTATCCGCAGTTCTCCTCGATATGGGTCTTGGCAAAACGGTCATCTCCCTGACTGCCATCGCAGATCTGCTGTTTGACAGCTTTCTGGCCCATCGCATTTTGGTGGTCGCTCCGCTTCGTGTGGCCCGTGATACTTGGCCTGCGGAGCTGAAGAAATGGTCCCACCTGAAGCACCTGACCTTCGCTGTTGCTGTGGGAACACCGGCGGAGAGAAAAGCTGCAGTGCTGGCCGGAGCCGACATCACCATTATCAATCGTGAAAATGTGCAGTGGCTGATTGAGGACAGCGGCCTTGCCTTTGACTTCGATACTGTGGTCATTGACGAGCTGTCCTCTTTCAAAAATCACCAATCAAAGCGCTTCAAGGCATTACTGAAGGTCAGACCGAGAATCAAGCGCATCATTGGTCTCACCGGTACGCCAAGCTCCAACGGCCTCATGGATTTGTGGGCTGAGTTCCGACTGCTGGATATGGGCCAGCGCCTCGGAAGGTTTATCACGCAGTACCGAAACAACTACTTCATGCCGGATAAGCGCAACGGGCAAATCATCTATTCCTACAAGCCGCTGCCGTATGCAGAGGATGCTATCTATAAGCAGATTTCGGATATTACGATTTCCATGAAAAGTACCGACTACCTGCAGATGCCGGAGCTGATCTCCTCCCAATATGAGGTGCAGCTTTCCGAAGATGAGAAAACCCGCTACGAGCAGCTGAAAGCAGAACTTGTCCTGCACCTGTCTGATGAAGAAATCACTGCTGCCAATGCAGCATCCCTGACCGGAAAACTGGTACAACTGGCCAACGGTGCCATTTATACCGATACCGGCGATGTTGTGGAGTTCCACGACCGCAAGTTGGATGCTTTGGAGGATCTCATTGAAGCAGCAAATGAAAAGCCGGTGCTGGTGGCCTACTGGTTTAAGCACGACCTGCAGCGTATCAAAAAGCGCTTTGCTGTCCGGGAACTGAAATCCAGCAAGGATATCGAGGACTGGAACAACGGTAAAATTCCAGTGGCAGTCATCCATCCCGCTTCTGCCGGTCACGGTTTGAATCTTCAATCCGGTGGCTCCACTCTCATCTGGTTTGGGCTGACATGGTCCTTGGAATTATATCAGCAGACCAACGCCCGTCTCTGGAGACAGGGCCAGACCAACCGCACCGTGGTGATTCAGCACATCATCACAAAAGGCACCATCGACGAGCGCATCTTAAAGGCCCTCTCCCTAAAGGAGCTGACCCAGAATGCTTTGATTGATGCCGTAAAAGCCAATCTATGAAAATCAAGGACAATCTTTCGACAAAAATCGACAATCCGAGGATATCAAATTTCGGAGGTGCGATATGAACGCAAAAGAGTATTTAATGCAAGCCAAGTTTCTGGATATGCGTATCAATTCCAAGATTCAGCAGGTTGAGGCTCTGAATGACCTTGCTACCAGCGCCAGTTCGGTGCTAACGGGTATGCCTCGCAATCCCAACAAGGCCACTTCCAAGATGGCAGATGCTGTTTGTAAGATTGTGGACCTGCAGTCTGAAATCAACCGTGATATTGACGAGCTGGTGGATCTGAAAAAGGAAATCTCCTACACCATCAAAGCTGTGCCGAGTCCTGAATTGCAGACCCTGCTGGAGAAGCGTTATCTCTGCTTCCAGTCTTGGGAAATCATCGCCGTGGATATGGGCTACAGCATGCACCACTTGTACAAGCTCCATAATCAGGCACTTGATATTTGCGACGGTATCCTGAAACGTGATACCTAAAGACATAGAATGATACCCGCTTCTTATGATATTATTATAATAGCGAAAAGCGAAAATCAGGAACGAGCCTTGTGGGAGCAATCCCGCAGGGCTTTTTCTATGCCCTGAAGGAGGTGAAACGATGCCGAAGAAACCCAAGCGACCATGTTCCTATCCCGGCTGTCCCAAGCTAACAGACGGTAGGTTTTGTGAGGAGCATGAAAAGCTGGAAAACAAACGCTACGAGAAATACGACCGTGACCCTGCGGTGCGCCGACGTTATGGCCGTGCTTGGAAGCGTATCCGTGACAGCTATGTCCAGCAGCATCCTTTGTGTGAGCTGTGCCAAGAGAAAGGTCTGCTTGTTCCTACGGAAGAAGTGCACCACAAGGTCCCTCTGTCGGAAGGCGGCACACATGCAAGAGATAATCTGATCGCTCTTTGCAAGCCGTGCCATGCCAGAATCCATGCAGAACGTGGTGATCGCTGGCACAACCACAGCCGGTAGGGGCGGGTCAAATTTCTACGACCTTTATGCCGTGCAACGGGCGTGGGGTCTCACGCACAAAATCGCAGTTTCAAACGGGGTATATAAGACCCTGACAAAGGAGGTGTATGCAAATGGCTAAGGACGGTACCAACCGAGGTGGCGCTCGTGTTGGAGCAGGAGCCAAAAAGAAGCCCTTAGCTGATAAAATCGCTGAAGGCAATCCGGGCAAACGAGCATTGACTGTCATTGACTTCGATAATCAGTCGGTCGATTTAGAAGGTCAAGCGATGCCCAAGCCATCCAAGTTGCTGTCTGCCAAACAGAAAGATGGTAAAAAGCTGGTCGCAGCGGATATTTACAAAAAGACATGGGACTGGCTGCACGAGCGTGGCTGTGCTGCTCTCGTATCTCCCCAGCTTCTGGAAGGCTACGCCATGAGCGTGGCCCGCTGGATACAGTGTGAAGAAGCAATTACGGAGTTCGGCTTTCTGGCAAAGCATCCGACTACCGGCAATGCAATCCAGTCGCCTTATGTGGCGATGAGCCAGAACTTCATGAGCCAGACCAACAGGCTCTGGATGGAAATCTACCAAATCGTAAAAGAAAATTGTGCCACAGAATATGGCGGAGCTACTCCACAGGACGATGTGATGGAGCGCCTTCTGATGGCAAGGAAAGGACTTTGATTATGAATATTTCTTATAAAACTGCCGAGAGTGTCTGCGCTGGACACCCGGACAAACTTTGTGACCTGATCGCCGACGCCATTCTGGACGAATGTCTGAAGAAGGACCGCAATTCCCGTGTGGCTTGTGAAGTCATGGCGACCAAAGGAAAAATTTTTGTGTGCGGTGAAATCACCTGCTCAAAGAAAATCGACATCCGCTTGGTGGTCCGTCAGACCCTTGCCAAGATCGGATATAACCCGCTGAAATTCATCGTGTTCGTATATGTACATCGCCAGAGTGCCGACATCGCCGGTGGAGTAAACAAGGCGCTGGAAACCCGTGATGCAGATACCAACGATATCTTCGCCTCCGTTGGTGCCGGTGACCAAGGCACTGTTTATGGTTATGCTACCAATGAGACATGGGCCAAGATGCCTACTCCTGTTCTGTTCGTCAATGACCTGTGCAAGCGTCTGGATGATGCCATGCATGACGGTACCATTCGTGATATCGGTCCTGATGGGAAAGCGCAGGTAACTATCGAATACCACGATGGAAAACCTGTCAGCGCAAAGAACATCATCGTTTCTGTACAGCATAAGGAAAGCAAAGGTCTAGATGAACTTCGCCGTGAAATTATCACCGAAATCATCTACCCTCTGCTCAGTCGCTACCACTTCCCGAAAGAAACGGAAATCCTCATCAACCCTTCTGGTCGTTTTGTGGAAGGTGGCCCTGCTGCCGATACCGGCTTGACCGGCAGAAAAATCATGGTGGATACCTACGGTGGTCTTGCTGCTCATGGCGGCGGTGCCTTTTCCGGCAAGGATGCTACCAAGGTTGACCGCTCCGGTGCTTACATGGCCAGAGTTGTGGCCCGTAACATTGTAGGCGCATGGCTGGCCGACAGATGTCAGGTGGCTATCTCTTATGCCATCGGTAAGGCCGAGCCTACTGCCGTGGAGATTGATACCTTCGGTACAGAAAAGGTGGACGTGGAAATTATCCGTAATGCTGTGATGGAGGTCTTTGACCTGCGTCCTGCTGCTATCATTTCTCTGTTGCACCTGCGCAGTCCCTACTTCTCCGAGACCACGGCCTATGGCCACTTCAATGGTTATAAAGGTACTTGGGAGAATGTAGACAAGACCAAGGAACTGGAAAAGGCGGTGAAGAAATATGCTGATTGAGAAGAAAAACACAGCCGACCTTCTGCCTGCTGACTATAATCCTCGTAAGGACCTGAAACCCGGCGATAAAGAATACGAAAAGCTGAAACGCTCCATCGAGCAGTTCGGCTATGTGGAGCCGGTCATCTGGAACAAGACCACTGGCCGTGTCGTTGGTGGTCACCAGCGTTTGAAGGTCCTTATTGATATGGGCATGACCGAAGTGGACTGCGTGGTCGTAGAGCTTTCCGAAGAAAAGGAAAAAGCGCTGAATGTGGCCCTCAATAAAATCAGCGGCGAATGGGACAATGACAAATTGGCTCTGCTCATCGCTGACCTGCAAGGCACCGACTTCGACGTTTCGCTCACCGGCTTTGAGCCTGCGGAGCTGGAGGCCCTGTTCCGTGAGGATACCAAGAAAGGCGTCCACGATGACGATTTCGATGTGGAAGCAGAACTGCAGCAGCCGACCTTCTCCAAGGCCGGTGACCTGTGGCAGCTGGGCGATCACCGTCTGGTCTGCGGCGACTCCACCAAAGCCGAAACCTACGACCTACTGATGAACGGTAAGGTCGCTAATCTCGTGGTGACAGATCCTCCGTACAATGTGAACTACGAAGGCAGCGCCGGTAAAATCAAAAACGACAATATGGAAAACAGCGCCTTCTACCAGTTCTTGCTGGACGCCTACACGCAGATGCACTCTGCTATGGCCGATGACGCTTCCATTTATGTTTTCCATGCAGATACTGAAGGACTGAATTTCCGCAGGGCGTTTGCTGATGCGGGATTTTATTTATCCGGCACCTGCATCTGGAAGAAGCAATCTCTGGTGTTGGGCCGTAGTCCTTATCAGTGGCAGCATGAGCCTGTGCTGTTCGGCTGGAAGAAGGCCGGTAAGCATCAGTGGTACACGGGCCGCAAGGAAACCACCATCTGGGAATTTGATAAGCCTAAGAAAAACGGCGACCATCCGACCATGAAGCCGATCCCGCTTCTGG